GAAAGCTGAGAAATATGCTGACTAATGATGAAGTTTACAAGAATATCAAAGACATACATGAATCACTGATGAATGCTGAAGTACCTTTGGACAGACGTGTGATGTATTACTACGTCATTAGCTGGTGGAGGCATCCGATCAAGAGATACGTGCAAAAGAAGAACATCAAGAAACTGGTGGCAACCAATGTCTAGCCCCTACCTCAAGAGCAAACTATTCATAGAAGATGAACTGACCATCATAGATAAGACTGGTACAGAAGTACCTTTCAAGCTTAACCCTATACAAGATAAGTTTGTGCTTGAGGCTACTGGTAAAGACATTATTCTAAAAGCCCGACAACAGGGCTTCTCATCATTCATTCTTGGAGCGTTTACTAAAGACTTCATATACAAAGAGAACAGCTTGTCAGTAGTTATTGCAGATCTAGCAGACAACTCACAGGATCTACTCTCAAGAGTTAAACACTACCTCAAAGCCTGGGAACAAGCTAACGGCACTAAGATACCACTCAAGTACAACTCTAAGTATGAACTACAGAACGCAGCTAATAACGCCCGCTACATCATAGGTACTGCTGAGAACACAGAGTTTGGTAGATCTAAGACTATTACTAATCTACACATGTCAGAGGCAGCATTCTATAAGCATTTTAGAAAGCTACAGGCTGGTGCTGGCACAGCTCTTATACCTACTGGTCGTTTTGTTATAGAAACTACGGCTAATGGCTTTAACGAGTTTAAGACCTTCTGGGATGAATCAGAACTGGGTGAGACAGACTTTAAGGCACACTTTTATTCATCACATGGTTTTTATAGTGAAGAACACCTAGCACGTGAGAAGAAGCGTCTTGGTAGGTTATTCATGCAGGAGCATCCTAAAACAGCTCTTGAGGCGTTTATCACATCTGGCGAGGGATATTTTGATAGTGATGCGCTGCAGTGGTATCTATCACGGGTTAAGGAGCCGATGGCTGTATGAGCATGTTTGTAGAAGACAGTCCAAAAGAACCATACACGTTTGTTCAGTACAAGAACACAGACATCTGTTTAGACTTCTACTGTAAGTGTGGGGCGCAACTACACTATGACGGTTACTTCGCATACGTTCTTCAGTGTCCTCATTGCAATGTTAAGTGGGAGATGCCCTGCCATGTGATACCTCGTGTATCACAAAGAGACGATGATATCTGTCAGATGATGGAGAGCGACGAAGATGTTTAGACGCTTCCGCCCATACCAAAAAGGAGAGTTCTTTGTAGTAGCCGCCGATACAAGCTGGGGCGGTACAGACTACTGTGCTGTGCAGTTCCTATCAAAGACTAACCTAGATGTACCAGTAGTCTACCACTCCAAGGTACTAGCCACTGAAATGACACCACTAATACATTTAGAACTGGAGAAAATATATGACCAAACACAAGTTAAACCCGTGGTTGCGTTTGAACGTAACAATGGAGGAACTGCAGAAATCGAACGACTGGCAACTCTCAACAGAAACGGCAAGTATACCATCTATGTGGAGAAATCCAGAGTTGGCGATACACGAACTATGGAAGATACCACAAAGCTCGGATGGACAACCTCAAGCAGCTCACGCCCAATCATGCTACAAATGCTTAAAGAAGCCATTGATAATCGACTCATCACAATCTACGACAAGCCGACTGTCAATGAAATGTTTGCATTTATAATTTCTCAAACATCAAGTAGCTGGAAAGCTCAAGCAGAACAGGGCGCACATGATGATCTAATCATGGCACTAGCTATTGCTTGGCAGTTGTACCAATCAGAAAACCCGTTTGTTATGCCAGTGAGAACAAGACAACCAAGAAAGAGAGTGAGTTTACACCTATGAACACTTTAGATATAAGCAACTGGAAGCTACATGGTCAAGAGCTATCCAATCGCATCATCAAAGAAGTAAAGAGCTTTGCTAAGTCTAAACTCCTAGTACCGATACCAGACATACTCATGATGACACAAGATCAATATGACGATCTCAGCCGACTAAAAGGTATGTATGATGTGTTCTACACCGAGGACAAGATGTACCGCACTCCATTCAATGTAATGGAAATACGAATAGACAAACGCCGGAAGCTAACATTTGACGAGGTAGAGGCTTTAGATACTAAATCATTTAAGGAGTGGAGTAAATCGGAGGGTATAGATGAGTGATATAGACGATCCAAAACACACAAAGATCATCAGTTATGAGGAGACAGATGACAGCACTCTACTTGCAGTAACTGAATCATACTACGATGAATTAGTAGGTAGAAAGACCGAGGTTATTAAGAGCGTTAGAACTAATTACAATGACTTTCTTTCTGATCTTGTAGCCTGTGTTGATGTTATCTCTAAGCATCAAACTAAAGAGTTAGATCTTAAGATTACTGTAGATGAATGGGGTAAACCATGCAGGATAATCAAGCAGTACGTTATTAAGCGAGAAGATTTCAAACGGCGCTAGACCAAACACTAGCGGTATGTTATAATGTGATAAAAGTAGCCAGCGTAACCACGACCCTACTAGGAGTCGTGAACGTTGTCTTACCTAGTTGAATCACAAGAGATCTACGACCTCTATGAGAGCGCTAAAAGCGAATCAAAGATATGGCGTAAAGATTACCACGAGTACGAGCGACTTGCTGAAAACGGACTCTTAGAAGATCTTGACCCCGACCTGCCTGAAACTAATGACGGTACACTTGCCGCCAGTCTATACAAGCTGCCTAAAAGAATAATCAACTCACAAAAAAAGGGTAGAGCTAAAGCCCTAGACACAGATGATGCCTGGATTACTGAGCTTGCCAATATGCAGTGGGAAAACGAGATCATTCCTAACGCTAACTCACAGGCTTCATTCCACCGTAAATGGAAAGATGCAGTACGTAAAGCTGCTATCTATGGTTCAGTACCACTTATCACTTTGTTTGTAGAACGTGGCGATTATATCGGCGCTGACTTTGTAGTAGCACAACCACAAGACATTAAGCTAGAGCCAGGTAAAGTATCTGACTACGATTCAGACATATTCTTCTGGGATGTTTTCTATACCAAGCAACAGTGGATAGACATGATCGAGCGAGCTAAGACTGAAACTAAAGAAGATTCAGACGGCTTCAACAAGTGGAGTGTTAAGGAAATGGAAACTATCCTTAATGCTAAACAGGAAGAAGAAGCACGTGACGCTGACGAAGATCACCGAGGCGAAGGTGACGAGACTGTACGGCAGAAGGGCATCAAGTGTTGCATCATATTCCAGAGAGGTGTTGAAGCACCGTTTTACATGTATCACCCAGGTACTAAGACAAAGATACGTGAATGGAGCAACCCTGATCCTACCGGTGATGTACCTGTTAACTTCCTGTATTGTTACCAAGACTTTATTAACCCATACGGTATAGGCATTGTGAAGCTTGCCGGTGGTACACAGAACGTACTCGATACTATGCGACAGTATGATGTACTCGCTACTCAGATAGGACTACGCCCACCAGTAAGTATTAGCGGTGATGTTAGTGAAACAGATCTTGACTCTATTGTTTACGCTCAAGACGCTCAGTGGATGATTGGTAAAGCACAGGTACGGCGTGAGACTATCTCAGATCAGATCTACACTCAACTACCTGAACGTATTGGTATGTACAAAGTATCTCTTAATCAGATGATACCTACTGGTGATACTTCTATCGCAGCCGGTTCTGGTGATCCAAGCTATTCTAAGACCCCTGCAGGTGTAAAGTTCCAGCAACAGAGCCTATCTATAGATGATGAGGACTTCAAAGACAACGTAGATATGACCTACGAAGCTGTAGCACGTTCTATGATTAACACTCACTTTGCCAACAAGCAGGGTACAGACTTAATGCGACTTAGTGATGATGAACGAGACATCTTAGTTAAAGCTGGCTTAGAGTTCCCTCTTGATGAGATGGGTGAACCAATGACCAATGAACTAGAAGTTATCTGGGATGAAGCCAGAGCCAACTTTGACTTTGAAATGGAAGCTGAATCAGATCAGACCAGTGACGAAGAACAGCGCCTTGAAGCGTTACTCAAAGTTGTAGAACTACGAGCTAGTGATCCTACCCTAGAACAATCTCTACAGATGTCTGGTAAACGATTGAACCTTGGTGAGTTGTTTAGCGAAATCATCAAACTTACAGCTAAGAATGACAAGATTATTGAAGATATATCACCTGAGGATATGGAACAAGCGCAGATTGATCCTATTACTGGTCAACCAATAGACCCTATGCAAGAACCTATTGAGGGTGAAGTTGTAGAGCCAGAACAGTTACCAGAACAGGCACAACCAGAACTAGATCCAGAAGATGAGCAAGAACTTGTCAACATTCAGGCTATAGCTGAGGAATACGGAGTATCTGAGAATATCGCTAGTGCTATGCGAGAGGCTGAAATGCAGGGTGCTGGACAAGAACAGATTATGAACCTAGCACAACGACTAGGCGAACTGGAGGCGCAAAGTGTCTAATATACGCAACGATGCTTACTTATACACCGGAATCAATAGCGTTAGTAATGAACCCAAGACTCCTAGAGAGCTACAGAAAGAATCTAAAGAAGAAGCTAAACGCAAACTTAAACCTGCCGCCGAGGTAGTTCTTGAAGCTATAGAAAAAGAACGCCAAGCAGTCTGTGACATACGAACCCTAGTTATGGGTAGCAATCCTACCGAACAAGAAGCGAACACTGAACTAATTGCTCGTCAGAAGTTCCTAGCCTACCTTAACGGCCTCGAATCTAAGATTAAGACCATTATGGCAGATAAGCCTAAAAAACGTGGTGAAGGGGCTAACAATGGGTAAGTTTTACAAGAAGCGCCAAGACGAGATCAAAGAGTCACAGTCTAACTTGAGCTATGAAGAAATACAAGAACAAATGCGTAAAGAGAGCGAGTTCGTACTAGAGCTAGATAAGTTACCTACTCAGAACCATATCTGGACAAACAGAGGTGCTAAAGCTACCTGTGAAAACGCTGGACACGCTATGCATGAGTTCTGGTTCAGAAAGGCTGCTATGTAACTTTACATGAGGCGATTGTGTTCGGGATACGTCCTCGCAGGTATCCCGAACAGAGTCTCCTCCGACTCAAGTTCGTAACTATAAACAGAGATTCGCAATCTATAAAGCTGAAAAGGAGAGTGTATGTCCAAGGATACAACACAAGATACTACGGTATCAGAACCTACTACCGAGGAAGTGGTAGATACATCAACTAATGAGGAAGTCCAGGACACAGATGTCACTGCAGACTTAGAAGATGACGATACATCTTTTGATGACGTAGATGACGATGACACAGAAGGAACCGATGACAGCGAATACGAGATGGAGGACACCGAACCTGCTGATACTGAGGAAGAATCAAAAGAAGATGTTGCAGAGGAATCGAAAGATGAACCTGCAGAGGAGGAATCTAAAGAGGAAAGTACGCCCTCAGAAGATGTCAAGAAACATAACGCTGAAATGGCTGCTCGCAGGATTGCAGAAAAGCAAGCTAAAGAGGCTGAAAAGCAACAGCAACAGCAGGAGTACCTTGAACAGGCAGAAGATGACAAAGACCTTGCGCTTCGCCTACTCCAGATAGATGCCCACAACAACAAGGTGGAACGTAATAGAAGCAAGCTCGATAGCGGAATTGAAAAAGCCGTTGCCAGCATAGATCTGTTCCGTACTGGCACACCAGAAGTGAAAGAAGAACTAGCTCGCCGATTAGAGGACTATGAAGCAAAGCACGTTCAGTACGACACCAACGGCGAACCAGTAAGTGTTACAGGCGATGTGTACGAATATTTACAAAGTGAAGCTGACTCTATACGCAGGATTCTCAATGCCGGAGCTAGACAGCAGGTAAAAGACGGAGTGAAAACAAAGTCCCGAACCGATACACTGCCAAGCCGAGCGCCTAAAGAAAAGCCTGTTGACCCAGATATGGCTGCTTTCGATGAGGAAGTTGCTAAATGGGACTAGAGTCCTAATAGAAAAGGATTAACCTCATGGCTATTAACTTAGCAACAAAGTTTGCTCCAAAAGTTTCAGACATTATGAAACATGGTCGCAAAACTAAATCTGCAACTAACCAAGACTGGGACTGGGATGGCACTAACGCTATCAAAGTTTACACACTAACTGACCCTACAATGGGTGACTACACAGCATCAGGTGCTAACCGTTACGGTTCACCAGATGAGGTACAGGATACTGTACAGACATGGACTCTTTCACGAGATCGTTCATGGGCTAAGACTATCGACAAGAGCAACTACCAGGACACAATGATGGTTCGGAAACCTGCTCAGTACCTAGCACAAGCTACTAAGAACGTATTGATTCCTGAAATTGATACTTATGTTCTTGCAGCTATCAACACTGCTGGTGCTACTGCTAACCGAGATAACATTGTAGCTGACGGTGCTTCTAGCGCTTCTAACGCTTACACAAACTTCTTGGCTATCAACGCTGATATTACTAACAACGAAGCACCTGAGAGCAACCGTATTGCTTTCATGACTGCTACTTACTACAACTACCTTAAGCAAGGTGGATTCGTACTAGATAGCGATGCTGGACAGCGCAAGCTTGACAGTGGTGTTCTTGGAACAGTTGACGGCGTAAAAGTTGTTGTTGTACCAAGCACTCGTATGCCTTCAAACTGTGACTTGATCATCACTCACCCTAGCGTGACTGTTGCTCCTGAAAAGTTGATTGACTACACACTACACAAGAACGCACCTGGTATCTCTGGTGACCTACTTGAATACCGACACCGCTATGACGCATTTGTTGACACCAACAAAGTCAATGCAGTTGGTATCCACAAGACCGCCTAATTAGAGAGGAACTAACATGGCAGAACTAAACGCACTAGACATGGTAAAGCTCGAAGCTGAACGGATCACTCTAAAGAGAATCCAGGAAGCCGAAGAACAAAAGAAATGGCAAGAGTCTACGACTGGAACTATTACTCTTGATGACGAGCAACCTGTCGAAGTGGCAGTCGAGGAAGAACAACCAAGAGTTGTCAAACCAAAGACTGTTAAAGAGAAGAAAGGCCAAAAATAATGGCATCAACAAACCTAGATGGCTTCGGACATGTTGAGAGTGTCAACGTTGCAACTAACACGACTCTATCCCTAACTGCTCATAGCGGTAAGGTAGTCAACGTTACAGCAACTTGCACAATCACACTTCCGGCCACAGCAATTTCACAACGGTTTATGATTCGTGTGGGTGCAGAAGGTATCACAGTAACAATCAGTCCAGATGCTAACGACTTGATCGCTGGCCCTGGTGCTGCTAACTCTGGTGCTGGTGCAGATAACAAAGACGTTATCTTCACTAACCAACCTGCCGGTAGCTACATTGTGCTTGACGCAATTACTACTACAGGCTTCACCATTGCACGTGCGCTCGGTACGTTCACATACGAAGGCTAATACATTAAAAAGTGCACATTCGATCACTGATAGCGTAGTCATTGACCAGAACGCTACGAACGAATAAGCACACTAAGAAAGGATACCAAATGACTCGAAATCTTAAACGAAGAATCGATCAATCAGTCCAAGGCAACACACAGTTTGATGTTCTTAGAGTAGCTCAATCAGTTGCAAACGTAACTGAAGCCGCACCTACAGCAGCACAACTGACATCTGCCTTTGGATCACCTGCGACTCTAGGCCGTGGATTCATCGGTACAGTTGATGACAACGACGGATCACTAGCTAGTGTTCTCTGTTGGACAACTGATTCAGCGTGGTTTCACGTTGTAGGAGTTAAGTCTACCTAATCATGAATGGGAAAGCACTTAATCTAAAGCAACAGCCAAAGGTTCTGTCGCTTTCCCCTAATGGTTCTGGTGGAGTAAAGATATACGCAAGTATGAATCTTAGTAAACAAGAAAAGATCGAGCTACTTACACAAGCACTCGAATACATTAAAGTAGCTTCTTAACATACCAGCCAAAGCTACCCGATACCGTGTGAGCCGTCAGTGGCTCATCCCACACCCCACCCAAACTTGGTACGGTTGCAATAGCTGGGGCAACAGGTAGTCCATCTGCCCATAGGTCAAGGTTTCCAAGGTCTACTGCTACGCCAGCAGGATAGGCTATGTTCACGTCATCGACATAGAAGTAGCGGTTTGTGCCAGTAGCGTCTGTTGCGCCTGTAATCTTCATCTCCACCTGTCCAAAAGCCGTTG